ACAATTCATCATTCGTTTATGAATCATAAGTGGGTTGAAAAGAAATTAAAAAAGAATTTTGATTTAACACTAGATGAGTTATTAACTAGTCATGCCTGAAGTTCATCTAGATGATTTAAAATTAGAGGACTTACTATTTATAGTAGGTGGTTCAATCTTTCAAGGGAGTACTGCTGACGATATAGAGTTAGAAGTATTATTAAAACTTGAAGAGCTACTTAATAGTAAACTTGATGAAAGATTAAATGGCATCCCTGAAGATGCTGTCATACACTAAGGAGATAGGATGGAATATAAATTTGATGAGAACATAAACTTGAAAACAGTACATCAGTATATCGATAGTACCTACACTCAACACTATGCTCATTCTAAATATCAGGCAACCGATATGATTATAGATGCAGGACATGGTGAGGGTTTTTGTATAGGAAATATTATGAAATATTCTATGCGATATGGGAAGAAGAATGGTAAGTCAAATAAAGATTTACTTAAGATTATACACTACGCATTGATAGCTTTGTACTTAAATCAGGATGAAAACAAAAATGATTAAAGAATATTTAGGAATACAAATAGATTACAGTAAAGATAAAAAACTAGATAAGTTTAGTATTGATACTTTGTCCGATAGATACTATTGGGAAAATGAGAAGAGTCCACAAGAAGCTTTTGCAAGAGCTGCAGTTTTTGGAGCTACATACAAAGGACAAATAAATTTTAGTTTAGCACAGAGGTTATATAATTATGCATCCGATCATTGGTTTATGTTTAGCACTCCTATACTTAG